CCGGTGCAGGGCAGCGGGTGCCAGCGTGCAGGGCAGACGTGCACGTGTAGGAACGGCCGGACACTGGCGCTGCACGGTTGCAGGAGGCGCAGCGGGTCAGGCCGGTCAGCAAGTGCGCGGCACGGCCCCTGAACGTCTGAGAGACCTTCGTGTGCCCCTTGATGGCGCGCACTGCGGCTTCCCGGTCGGCATCGTCCACCAGGCGTACACCGACACGCACGCGACGCCCTTTCTTGTCCCGGTAGATCACACCTCGCTGGTTCCCGATGCAGTGCACTTGCCATCCGGAGTAGGCAGCGTTCGTGATGATGCGATAGATCGTGTTCGCGTGCCACGTCCCGCCGGTCGGGGACGGCACCCCGTGTTCGTCCAGCCAGCGAGCAATGTCCCGGAGGCTGTACTCGCCGGTTTTCGCCATGCGGAAAATGCGTTTCGCTACGGTCGCTTTGCTCCCGAACTTCGGATGGTCCGGCCGTGCGGGTGACGTGTCCTCGACAAGTTTCCTGTTTTCGTCCGCCTTCAGCCCGTAGGGCACCTTGCCGCTGACCCACTCGCCGTGATCACGCTGCCATGCCTTCGTGTCGGTGACCCGCTTGCTGATGCGGTCCGACTCGTCGCGGGCATCCTCCGCCTTCCACATGATCATGCGGCGGTGGTCCGGATTGGAGCTGTCCAACCCGTCTTCCCCGAAAACGATCCTTGCCCCGGTTTCCTCCAGGTTCTCCAGGACCCGGAGCACTGCCAGCGCGCCTCGCCGGTCGAACCGGTCCAGCTTGTAGCACCAGAGAGTTTTGATCTCCCCGTTGGCCAGCGCCTCAAGCGCCTTCGTGTAATCCGGCCGGACAACATCCTTCTTGGATGCCGACAGCTTGTCTTGCCAGACCTTCCGTACCCTCAGGTTGTTCCACGCTGCCCAATCCCGCCCCCGCTGAATTTGAGCGTTGGGTGACAGCTCCCCACGTCGGCCCTTCAACGCGACCGACTTCCGGGCATAGATATCCATGAGGTCGTCTGGCGACGCCTCGATAACATCGCTCATGATCCGCAGTATGCGTCTACGGCGTGCGTTCAGTCCAGTTGCATACGTGTTCACGTATCCAATGGTATGGAGACACCTAAGCACTGTCCAGCTGACCAGGTAAAAGCCCCTGTCTTCTTCCCCAGGATGGTCCCGCGTATCGGCTCAGCGGCACCGCCGAATTGATCGCTGCGCTAGATATCGGAACGTACGCCGTCTATGTCGGTAAGCGATTCACGAACCGCCGAGAATGTGGGCAAGGAAAAGCCCCGCTCTCGCACGACGCGATAAGCGGGGCTATCCGCTGTTCTTCCGCTACTGGGGGTAGACGCTAGCCGGGTGACGAATCCGGCCGGAACAGCAGAACGCATGTTACACAGATCCGCCGTTCCGCGCAAGCAGATACAGTGTGGCTGCGGACCCTGGACACTACGCCTGTCCAGGGCTCCGCTTACCCCGTGACCACCCTCCCGGTCCACGGGTCGCGGAACGTGTGTCGCCAGCAGAGGTTAGGCAGCAGCATCTTCACGCGCGCGACCTTGCCCGGCATCACGGGGTCACCGTCACTCGCCCAGCTCAGCTCTCCGCAGTGCCGTTCGGCTAGTCCGCGCACGAGCTGTAGGCCACGGCCGGACTCAGCCCACTCGTCCCAGATCTCCTGGTCTGGGTCGCTGTCCATGTCGTGCACACCCCACGCGAACACGCCCGGATTCCGGCCACCCCGGTACGTCTCCCGGTACGGGATATAGGGGTTCTTGTCGTGCACCGTCAGCACAAGCCAACGGTTGGGGTGCCACAGCGTGAAAGAGGCTGCCGGGAACGCGTCTCCCCCGTGGCGCTGTGCGTTGGTCACCAGCTCGCTGACCATCGTCTGTACGTCCTCCACCAGATCCGGGAACTGAGGCCCCGTCAGCCCGAACGCGTCCATCATCAGGGCGGCTGCCCTTCGGCACTCTCGCGGCGCTGTCTTGTCGTCCAGCCGGAAACCGACGGAACCCCATCGCTCCTCCCGCATGGGTCCCTCGATAAGTGCGGCTGTTCTCTTCGTGGTTGCTGTCATGGGTCACAGCGTAGGCACCGCAGCCGCTCAGGGGCACAGAACTACCAGGATTCCCCCGACTTGAGTTGACCACTCGTTACCCCGTTCGACCGCGTACCGCCCGTCAGTCACCATCGAGGCTCTGAGCGGCCCCAGAACGGCCGTTAGGACCGTGGCAAGGCTTCCGGTATCAAGTGAGCAGTAAACGTCCCTCACAGCGGTGCTGAGCGCGCTTGCAGCGGCATCTACGTCCGGCACGTCAGCCCCGCCCGCGCCCTTGCCCTCAATGGCCCATGTGATTCTCATGCCCCGACCCTAGCGTCTCAACGGTATTGTCTTTAGTTTCGCTAAGTAACGACTATCGGGGCAAAGAAAAACCCCCCAGCTGCTAGCCGGGGGGTCACCTACTTTTTTAGTAGGTACTTAGCGCTGCTGCTGTCGTGCGTAGAACTCCGCGCACTTCTGACAAGCGGGCACCTCGCCGATCGGCCCGCAGTCCAGCACCGTCACGGCCGGAACGCCCTGCACCATGTGCCGCGCGCTGTACTGGCAAACCTGATTCATCGTGTTCCCCCTCAGTCTTCGTCGCGCCAGTTCGGCACAATGTCAGCGGTCTGGGCCCACAGCCAGCGGAAGGTGTCTTCCTGCATCCTGATCACGATGGGACCACGCACACGGTCTACCGCCTGCACATCAACGCTGCGGTCCGCGTACACCTGCACCGCGCCGATCTCCAACAGGTCCAGCTTAATCTGAGGCACTGTGCCCCCTCCTTCGATCGATTGCGGTAGCAGAGTACCAGGAACCCCCGGCGGGCGGCAACCTACGGTCGCTTGTAGTCACCTTCAGGAGTGACCACACGGGCTATCCCGCTGGCCCGTATGAGCGTCCAGCAAGCCGGGCACGGTTCCCGCGTCACGTACAGGGTTGACCCCGGTAGCTCAGCCGGGGGCGTGTGCCGGATCGCGTTCCGCTCCGCATGATCGGCGATGCATGAGCTGTAGTCACTGTACGGTGGGCACTCGTCAGCACTCAGCCGACCGCGCGGACAGGCACCGGCCGTAGCGCAGCCAGGAACCCCGGCAGGTGCCCCGTTGTACGCCACGCCCCGGATTTCGTGCTGAGCGTTCATCAGAACCGCCCCGACCTTACTACGAGTGCAGTCAGCGCGGATGCTCGCCGTTTCCGCCAGCGCTAGCCCGTACTCGTCCCAGCTTGGCCTTTTCCCGACTCCGCTGACTTGAGGCGAGATTGCAGGGGTGGCAGTATCGCTTCCCGTTTGGTTTAGTCCGGAAGTCTCGATGCCCACGCTTGCACTCTTCCAATCGGTCGGGGACATAGTTGCGTCCCTTGCTGTACATGTCTGCGATGTTGTCTTTCTGCGTACCTAGGAACATGTGATCCGGGCGGACACACTTCCTGTTGTCGCAGGTATGGCAAAGGTTCATTCCATCAGGGATGGGGCCAACCGAAAGCTCATAGGCAACACGGTGAGCCCTCCAGCTAGTCACCGGATCGTCGGAGCGCTTATTGAAGTGGCCGTAGCCTCCCCGCTGCGTTCCCCCTGTCCAAATCCAGCAACCTTCCCCTCGCTGCACTTTCGACCAGAAGCGCTCGGCAAGGGTCTTTTTACGGCTCACGAGTTAGCCGCCCCCGCAGCCAGCAGGATGATTGCCACGATCAGGATGAACAGTATTGTGCTCACCGCTCCTCCCTCGGTCGGCTGATCAGGCAGAGGATGGTTCCGACGAAGACGAAACACGCGCCCAGCAGCGCCAGATCAATGATGCTCACTTACCCTCCCCGTACGGCTCAGCCGGAATGTCCTGAACGGAATTCGGGGCAATCACCCGCAGGTGCTCAAGGGTCTTCGCAGAGAACTCCTGGAGCTCGGCATCTGCGTGTACGGAATGACGCTTCCGCAGCACGTCGCGGAAGGCTCGCAGATTGCCTGTAATCACCATGTCCACGGGCGCAGCGTTGGGGAGTACAGCGCGGGCAGCTTCGCGGGCTTTCTTGCGCGGTAGCCCGGCGGCCTTCAGCTCACGCACTAGCTCCTCGTACCGGTCCACGGCCCGGTTGTATTCACTGCGCAGTTGCGCTTCGCCCTCAGTACCTCGCAGCGCGGGCGGGATCACCGGCTCAGTGTCCGCGTAGTCGACGTAGCGCTGTGACACGACGCTGAACGACAGGTGCCGGTGCCGCGTCAGCTCAGTCAGCAGCGCACGGCTTACGCCCTGAACCAGGAACGTCACGGAGGCGTGCTCCAGGACGCTTTCATGTCCCTGACGCAGGATGTTCGCCATGTAGTCGGCATTCCGCGCTGTGTTGGGGTTTGGCCGGTTGAAGGACTTGTAGCAGAGTCGCCCGGCGGCTTCCCCCAGCGCGTCAGCGTCGGTCAGCATGAGCGAGCCGAACACGTCATACCCGTACGCCTGGCGCATTACATGCTCGTTCAGCGCCGTGCTTGCCAGAACCGTTACCCTCATAAACCCTCTCTCCTAGAGGGGGCCACCTACTAACCTAGTAGGTGACCCCTACAGTCGTAGCGCAACCCATCAGGGACCTTCAGCGAGGAACTGAGCGAGGTTCAGCACGTCCTCAGGGTCCGGTTCGTGCACGCCCCAGTTGTAGTCGCGTATGAGCGTCTGAGCTAGCCGGTACGCGTCCGCCCGTTCGGCCATAGCCTCAGCACGCGTCAGACCCTCGCTGGAGGCATCAAGCCGTGCCATGGGTCACCTGCCCGCTGTGCAGCGCCACCAGAAGCCGGTTCGCGGTCACACCCTTGTGAGTCACGATGCTGATGACCTCACCTTCGGCGTTCGTAGTCTCGAAAGTGACCGAGCTCCGGTCCGGCTGTCGAGTGGCCGTGACCTTGTAGCCGCGAGGGAGAGTGAACGTGAGCATGTGGTTACCTCCTCACTAAGGAGTGAGCAAGTCGAATGCCCGGCTACGCCCAACTCAGTGCCCACTCGGCTAGCGTGTGATCCGCCTTACTCAGATTGCAGGCAGCGCAAGCCGGGACCAGGTTGCGGGGTTCGTCCACTCCCCCACGGCTCACTGGCTGAACGTGGTCTAGGTGCTCCGCTGGTTCGTCGCAGTAGCAGCAGCGATGCCCCCAGCGAGCGAAGATCTCTTTTCGGGAATAGGAAACGCGGCTGCCGCCACGGTCCCGTGTTTGGAACCAGCTAGCGACAGCCGCGTAGTGGGCTGGGATCACTTACGTCCGCCACGCCCCAGGTTCTTAGCGGCAGCGTCCTCCAGCTCACGCGCGTGCTCGGCGTTCTTGGCGGCAACCTTGATGTACCGCTTCGCAAAAGCCTTCAGGCCCTTGGTGCGCGCGTCACGGATCTTCACGACCGGCAGACCGATTTCGGCCGACATGCCTTCGTCGTCGCCCTGATCCCCGTAGCCGTAGCAGGTGTGACCGGCGATGCCGAAGCTGTGCCGGATCACAGTGCGCTGGTTCTCGCCCATCACGTCCAGGATGGCGTTCACCACAGCGTGCTTCACCCGGTCCGCTTCACGGGTCATGTCGTCAGCGGTCACCAGATCTTCCGGCATACCCATCTCCGTGGCCACGGTTTCGGCCAGCGCCCCCATGATGTCACCTTCCCCGTAGCCGTCAGCGACCGGGGCGGGGGCGTTCAGGGACACGGTTCCCTCCCACGCCAACCGGGCAGCGTTCGCACGGTCGGCGCTCAGCCGCTTGCCCTTCGGCGGTACGGTCTGGCAGAGCTTCTCCGCGAGGTAGGGGTCGTCGCCCGCCTTTACGAGCATCTGGCCGAAGATCTGGATCGCCGCCTTGTCGGCACCAGCTCCGCCGTTCCGCTCGCTGCGTACCGCGTCCAGCAGAACGCCTTCAACCGTCTTGTAGATGAACGCGAAGAAGGCGTCGACCGTTTCCCCGTCGAAGCGCGGGATCGCCTCCCAGACGGCCACACGCGCCACCTGCTCGAACTCCTCCCGGTATTCCGCAAGCCGGTCACCGTGCTGGGCCATCCG